CTTGGCGGGCAAACGCCCGACCAGGTCTATGCGAACCAGCCGACGCCAATCCCGGCAGCGGCGTAACCAAGGCGGAGATCCACTCAGCAGCAGCCCGGAAGCTGTTCAGACAAACCGAGCCACCTCACTACTACGCCCGGCTGGTGATCCCGAAGGACTTGCGGCCCTACTTGGACCGCAAGACGGAGCTGCGGAAACCGCTGGGGCCGGACAAGCGCATGGCGCAGAAGCTCCTGCCCGGTGCGGTTGCCGAGCTACAGCATCGCATCGCGGTCGCGGAAGGTCAGGCGGCGCGGGCCAAGGGCGTCCCGGTCATGGAGCGGGCGCGCTACCCGATACGGCCGGAGGCGCTGGCCTGGGCGCACTACAGGCACCGGCTCACTCAGGACGAAGAGCTGCGGGCGCATCCCCGCTACGCTCAGATGGACGTGGACGACGGGTATGTCCTCGCGTTGCGCCAGGGGGTCGCGGGTGCCCTGACCGATGGAGAGCTGGGCGAGTTGATCGGCGATCAGCTGGAGCGCTTCCGGGTGCTGGGGAACTTGGACGCGGTGCCAGGGTCGGCGGAGTGGCGCACCATGGCGCGGCTGCTTTGCGTGGCCGAACTCGAAGCCCTTGGCCGGGTGGTCGAGCGCGATGAGGGCGACTACTCGGGCAAGCCCGTGCATCCGGTGATCGTGGCAGCAGCGGCGGCACCTGAAGAGCTACCGCCCGTCTCCATGCGCGGGCTGTTCCGCGACTACGTGGCGTCCCGTGCGGCGGTCGGGCGTGGGCGGTCCATCGAAGGCCGGTGGGCGCCGGTGATGGACAGCCTGCGCAAGCACCTGGGCCACGACGATGCGCGGCGCATCACGAAGGCGGACCTGATTGCGTGGCGCGACAAGCTGCTTCAGACCAAGAGCGCCAAGACGGTCGCAGATAGTGACTTGGCGGCGGTGCGCGCGATCCTGCGCTGGGCGCACGAGAATGACCGCCTGCCGGAGAACGTCGCCGCTGGGGTCAAGCAAGAGAAGCCCAAGACGGTCCGGGCGCGCGAGCAAGGCTACCGGGACGACGAAGCCCAGGCGCTGCTTGCGGCGGCGCGGGCCTACGTGCCGAAGGTCGGTCCCTCGGTCAGCACCACGGAGAAGGCGTCGCTCACGCGGGCGAAGCGGTGGGTGCCGTGGTTGTGCGCCTTCACGGGCGCGCGGGTCGGCGAGATTGCCCAGCTGCGCGGGCAGGACTTTCGGCAGGAGGCAGGCGGCTGGGTGGTGCGTATCAGCCCGGAGGCGGGCACGACCAAGAGCGGCAACTTCCGCGACGTGCCGCTCCATCCCCAGCTGGTCGAGCTGGGGCTGATGGACGTGGTGCAGGAGGTGGGCGCCGGGCCGCTCTTCTATGACGCGGGCGCCGGGCGCGATCCCCTGAAGGCGGCGCGCATGGTCTCGGGCCGGGTGTCCGAGTGGGTGCGCGGGCTCGACGTGGCACCCGAGAGCGTGGCGCCGTCCCACGGCTGGCGGCATCGCTTCAAGTCGGTGGCGATGGACCTGGGGATTGCCGGGCGGGTGATTGACGCCCTTCAGGACCACGCGGCCCGGACGGCCGGGGAGAGCTACGGGGACGTGTCCCTGATGGCGAAGCGGAAGGCGGTCGAGGCGTTCCCGCACTACACGCAGTAAGCTGGAGACTAGGAAAGCAGAAGGCAGCCGTAGAGTCTATTTGCTCTTCTGATCTGGGCAAAGCTGGACATACACCACGAGATACAGCATGGCGCAGAAAGCACTGTTTGCCATAACAGCTTGGTTCGCTAGTAAATTATCAAGAAATGAAATGTTGATCCGTTCATGAGGCAACATTCCTAGTGCCATAGCGCGAACCCAATATCCAAGAAAAAATACAGAAACGATGCAAAACAAGAATGCGAGCATAGCAATAATCAAACTGATATCCAGCTTAGCCATTCGCCACAGCGCTTTGCCAGAGAAGATGCCGATAATAACGAACATTCCAAGGGCTGCATTAGTAAACATCGAGCTAAGCTGATCTATAATATCAAGAACGTCCGAAAGCCCGGCTTCCTGGCTTAACGAGAGGGCACCGGTTCCATTAAGCGGGCCGACAGCCATGTCCGTCTGCAATAAGATCCAAGCTGGCAAGAAACCGGATAAGCCCGCTAGAGTCGCGACTAGGTGTCGCAAGACTAATCCGCTGAAACCTTCTTCCAGGATGATAGGTCTCAAGCTCATTTCCCATGGAACCGTTTCAACCCTGTTGCTAAGCTTTCCCAAGAGCGAGGGCGACGCAAGCTCTACTTGGCCGGGACGGTATCACGGCACGACTCAGGGCACACACCGACGAAGCCCAGGAACTCGGCGGCCCAGGCGTCGCGGTCGATGATCTCGACAGGAGACGGCAGGGCGGCGATCTCGGCTAGGATCTGGGCGTAGGGTTCGTCCAACAGCCTTCTAGAAAAGGCAAGGGCCGAGACTAGCCCGGCCCTTGCCTAGATACGCTCTGGCGCGGGGCGACTTAGCAGCAGCGGCCCCGCCAGGAGAAGACACTAGACTCCGTGGGAGCGGCGGCGTCTGAGTGCACCGCCGCCGAAACGGCAACGGCCGAAGTCACGGAGGCAGCGGCAAGGGCGAGAACGAGAAGGGCAGTCTTCATGGTGAACCTCATTAGGACACGGGCTGGAGAGCTCACTGTTGCTCCCTAGCGGCCAATAACAGCTGAAGTCTGAAATTGTCCTAACGTAAATTTCGTGTAACGGCATCGTGATCGTATTTGCTATTGCCCGCTTAAATGTCTGAACTACTCGGCTCTAAGTTGAGCACCTATGATCCTTTAAAGCTCAGATTGCAGTTGAGCTGTTTTGCCGATCCTGCTGCTGATCTCGGCGGCGATGGACTGGCGGGCCAGGGTCAGGAGCCGGGTCTGCTCACGGCCCAGCTCGCGCAGGCTCAGGGTTTCGGCCTTGGCGTCGAGCTGGTCGAACTGGTCGAGGAGCTTGCGCAGCGTGGGCGGCGCGTCGTCGGGGGTGTCGGTCATGGTGGTGCTCCTCAGTTGGCGGGGGTGGTGTCGGGGATGGCGGCGACCACCGCTTCGAGCACGGCCATCTCGTCGGCCTGCCGCTCGATGTCGGCCTGCTCAGTCGGGGACAGGCCGGTGGTGGACTTGGCGCGGGCGAGGGCCTTGCGTTCGCGATCCTTGCGGCGCTGCTCTTCCTTCTGCTCCGGGCTCAGGCTGGCGCGAAGGTTGGCGACGTTCTGGCGCACCTTCTCACGGCGGCGCTCCTTGGCCAGCGCAGGGGTCGCGGCGCGGACGCACTCGCGGACCTCGCCACCCTTGTCGGCGGCATACTTCGCGCGGCGGAGCTCGTTGTAATCCTCGCGGCCTTCCTCGCGCCGGTAGCGGTCAACCTCGGTCGGGGAGTTGCGCGCCCTGCCGACCTGCATCTTCTCGCGGTTGCGGCGCTTCTCCTCCTTCACGGCGGCGGTCGACTTGGCTTCGACGATCCGGCGGGTGTTAGCCGGAAGGACGGTCTTGCCCGTGGGGATCGGCGGCGGCACCCGTTCGGGCTCAGCCGGAAGGGGTCCAGCGAGCGCCACCACGGCCGGGGCGGGCTCTTCGGCGCGGGTCTCGACAGCGGGAGCGACAGGGGCCTCGGTGACGACAGGCGAGGGGGTCCTAGCAGGAGCCTTGGCGATGCGCTCGGCCTTCCGGCGCTCGGCATAGGCGTGGGCTCGGGCCAGCAATTCAGCCATCTTCGCGGCGCGTGCGGACCCTGCTTTCTCTTGTGAATCCTGGGGGTTCATGGTATGTGTCTCTCGTTCCTTGTTGTTAGGTTCCGCCTCGGTCAGAGGTGAGCGGAATCATCAGGATGAAGGGTCGGGGTGGTCACACACCCCGGCCCTTTTCCTTTCAGATCAGGCGGCGGCGGTCTCAGTGGCGGGCGTGGCGGCATACTCCAGATGCTCGGCCAGCTCCTCGGCGATGTCGGGCGAGTAGGTCTTGAGGGCGAAGGCTTCGCCGTCGCGGACCTCCACGCGGATGCCGTTGCCTTTCTTCGAGAGACGGAAGCGGCCCTTCGGGTCCTCGAAGCCGCCACGGCGCTGACTGTTCACGAAGTCCCGGATGGTGTTGGCGAAGGCGTGGGCGTCCTCGCGCGACAGGGCCAACTCCGGGAGCCCTTCGATCTTCAGAACGGCGCCGTGGGTGGTCGGGGTCGCGGTCACGCCGGGAAGGTCCACCTTGAACTTCGGGTTCTGCATCTCGAAGGCGCGGATCAGTTGGCCGAGCAAGTTGGAGAAGGTGCGAAGGCGGGTCTCCTCCAAGAGGCTCGACAGCTGAAGGACGCGCTCGGTGGGGAGGGTCAGGGTGTGATTCTTGGGCTCGGGCATCGAGTGTTCCTACGGGTTGGTCGGCTTGTGCAGGACCTAACACAGGTGATTCAGCGTCGCAAGCCCCGCTGCGGAAAAAAGTCAATGAATACAAGGCTGTCACACTCTGAGAGTGACGCCCAGCCGGGAGGGCCAGCCGGAGAGGGTGCCTGGGTCGCGCGAGGGCGAGGGCTTCGCGTTGTCCGTAATCATCTTCGCTCGACATACTTTCTTTAGGACTTCAAGAATACTTTAAGAGTGGGTGAAGATGATTACGGACAAGCCTTCGCGCCTACAGCTCGGGCCTGCGGCCCTCGCGGGCGCCTGCGGCGCCCACTCTTTGAAACCTTCTCCGGTCCGGAAGAGGGTTCCGGTTCCCCTACTCAGGAACCTATCTCCGGGAGGGGAAACCCGCGCCCTCCACGATCCAGGCTCCAGGGTCCAGGCTCGCACGATGGGCCATGCTTCCGGCCGGGACCTCGCGCCTGCGGCGCTCGTCCGCGCCGGAAGCTGGCCGTCGCGAAGGGTGCCGCGCCGCAGCATACCCGAAACGACTCAAACGCGGCCCGTAGAGCGGCCTTTGTGATCTCGGATGACTCAGGACACCCGAGAACCTCGAAGGCCCGCCAGCGGCCCGGAAAACCGCCCTTTCGGAGTCCTAGGTCTCGGCCGTGAAACTCTCGCGCAGCACGGCCCGGAAGGTGAAGGGTGCGGTTCCGCTCCAGCTCCAATCCCCACAGGTCCACTTGACCGGAGCCGCGAAGCCGAACGGGGTGTAGTAGAAGCTCTGATAGCCACCACGGGCCACGAAGAACGCTTCGAGCTGGTTCTTCTGGATCAGCGAGAGGGCGTCCCAGGTCAGCTCGACGGTCTGCCTGATGTGGTTCAAGCCGTCCGCGCTGGTCTGCGTGTAGCCGTCGCCGAACTCGGCACGGCGCACCCGTATCTCGGGCGTGATGACCGGGAAGGGTCCAGGCGCGGGGTCGGGTGCAAACGTAGTCAGTGCCATCAGCGGCGCCCTCCGGAGAGAAGCGCACCAGGACGCATCTGCTGCATCAGCCGCTCGTCAATCGTTCGCTTCAGGCTCGCGTCGACGGCCTTGGCGACTTGTCGGCTAAGGTCGGCATTGGACTTGGGGTCCCCGCCCTGGGCGTTCACGGTCACGGTGCTGTTGATGGTGATCGGTTGCCCGCCCTTCGAGGTGCCGGTGTCCAGGCGGGGAGCCGACAGTCGGGGCGGGGTCACAAGTCCACCGGAGGAGTATCCGCGAAGGGCGCCCTGATGGAGCCCTTCGAGGTTCTGGACGCCCAGGCGCCGGACAGCAGCGGCGCTCATGACATACTCGCCCGCGTGGACGGCGCCCGCGATCTGGTGCTTGCCGCCCGGCCCGGTGAAACCGCCTTCACTGAAGCCGCCCGAGAGGAGCTTGCCCAGGCCGGACAGGATGCCGCCCCCGGTCGAGCTGCCCGCCATGTTGAGAAAGAACTTCTCCATCTGGACCTTCAGGAGCTGTTGCAAGAGCCCTACAAGCGCCTGCTTCGCCGTGGTCGAGCCGCTGACGATGCCATAGAGCATGTCGCTCAGGGTCCGCGCGCCTTCCTTCCCGGCCTCCTCCATGTCGCGCAGTTTGTCGGCGGTCTCGTCAGCGCGGTTGCCCGCGTCGACGTAGGCTTGGGCCAGCCCTTCGATCTCGGCGCGCAGCTGCGGCGTGACGGTCAGGCCGGACTCTTGGGCGGCGGTCAGGAGCTTGGCGCGCTCCTCGGCGATCTTCTGGGCATCGGCCAGCGAGCCGCCACTAGCCAGGACCGCCGCGAACTCGGCCGCTTCCAAGTCAGCCAGGGCCAGCTCTTCCTTGAGGCCTTGGACCGCGCGCTGGTGGTCCGACAGCTGCGGCGCACCACCGCCACCGCCTCCACCGCCACCAGACGAGGAGCCGCCACCGCCACCACCGCCGGTCGGCATCGGTCCGGCCGAGAAGTCGATGTCGGTCGGCCGGGACGTGGGCCGGGTTGTGCTACGGTTCCAGCCTTCCGGCGGTGCGGTGTAGTCGTCCACCATGGCCGGACGGACAGACGGCCGGGAGGTGGCGCGAGGTGCGTTCCCGGATGCGGTCGCGATGCTGGCGCCGTCGGAGAAGATGGAGCCGGTGTTGCCGCCCCGTTCATCATCGGGCGGTGCGGCACCGCCCAGAGCCACGGCTGCGGCGAGCTGCCGGGCGCGCGAAGCCGCCGCCGCCAAGGCGTTGCCCAGGGCGCCGATCCGGGAGATGACGCCAGCGAAGCCCACGCCGTCGACTTGCCCCAGGGCGCCGATCAGGGTGCTGGTCTCGCCGGTCACGGCTGCGACCTGGGCTTGGAACTCCTCGGCCGAGACCTGATTGTTCCGCCACGCGGCAATCAAGCCGTCGAGCTCGATGGCGGCGCCTTCGATCTGCGCGGACGCCTCGTCGCTGCCCGCAATCAGCAAGTCGAACGATACGCCCCGCATTTCCTCGGCCAGCGCGGCGGCGCCGTTCACGGCTTCCTCCATGGCAAGGTCGGCCACCTCGGCGGCCTGGGCCATGTTCTCCAGCTCTTGAGCCCCCGCCCCGGTCACGGTGGCCGGGTCGATCAGGTCCCCGCCCTTGAGCTGGTCGATGCGCTCCAGGGCGGTAATCATGGAGTCGACTTCATCGCCCACGGTGGCAATCTCGACGGCGCCCACGACAATTCTTTGGAACAAATTGCCGACGCGGGCAGTAATTTCGCCGAACTTCCTATCCAATTCCTCGGCGCGCGCAATTACGTCCGCGTCCATTACCAAGCCCAATTCGCGGGCGCGGTTCATCGTTTCCCGGATGCCCGCTTCCCCTTGGTCGATCAATTCCACGAAACGCTCGCCACCAGCGCCACCGAAAACTTCATCGGCAATTCGGATTTGCGCGGCGCGGTCCATGCCCTCCATGCGGCCAATGATTTCCAGCATCAGCTCGGAGGGATCTTGGAGCTGGCGGGCAAGGTCTTGGGCGCCCAGGCCCAGGCGGGCGAACGCTTCCGCACCAGGGCCGGAACCTGTTTGGATGAACTCGTCAGCCCGAAGGGACAGCTCTTTGAGCCCGTCCACCATCTGGTCTACGCCGATGCGGTTCTGCTCGGCGACGAATTTCCATTGCTGGAACTCTTCGACGCCGACGCCTGCCCTTTGCGCCATATCTCCCATTTCGGCCAGGGACCGGGTCACGCCCCGGACCGATGCGCCCACGGCAGTAATGCCCGCCACGACGCCAGCGCCCGCAATAGCGCCAATTCCACCACCAGCCACGAAAGAGGAGACAGAACTTTGCAGGCGCCCGAAGCTGGTGCCAATTCCGTTTGCCGCGTCCGCATAAGTATTGCGCAGGCGGTCGGCGGATTGCTGGGCGCGCTTTTCCATTGCGCTCGCGCTCTTGGATTGCGCCACGTTGGCTTTCTTCAGGCCTTTTTCGAGCTTATCAATTCGCGCCTCAATATCTACGACAAGGCCGGGAAGGGACATTTTCTCTACTCCTTAGAAGATAAACAATTCAGCGTCGGGGTCGTTATAGGCGCTGCTATTAGTGGTTCCAGCACATGCCCGAGATACCGCCATTGCCGCTGCAATAGCGCCGTCAATTCGGGAAGTGCGTTTGCTTTTGTGCATCCGAATTAGGCCCGTGTCATTCCGTGACGCGACCACATTCTCGAAGTGGTGGCGCAAGGCCGGGTTGCCGTCGTGGCGGATTAGGCGCCCGTTTACCACGCGCTCCAGGTTGCCAGCGGCCGGACCCATGTTGGTAATGGTCTGGCGGAACTCCAGAACCGGGAGCCCATCGTCGGACAGGTTCTGCATCAGGACGGCGGCAAGGTGCGGGTCGATGCCGATCTCTTGCACGTCATGGCGGGCGCATAGCTCGCGAATGTGCTCTTCGATCTGTTCCCGGCTGATGATCGGGCCAGGACAAGTGACAATGTGCCCGGCTTCGGCCCATGCCTCATAGGGAGCGCCGTCCTTGTCCGCTCGCTCTTTCAAGCCCTCGGAGGGGATGAAGAGCGTGGGCTTGATGGTCACGCGCCCGTCAGGGTGACGCCATGCACAGATAACCGCGCTAAGGTCCCCGCTGATGCTCAAGTCAACGCCGACATAGGCCGGGAGCGCTTCTAATTCCGTTTCGTCCAATTCGATTTCGCCCTCGTCATAAACAGACAGGTCGAAAAGCGGGTCGCGCGAATTAGCAAGCCACCTATTTAAATTGAATTGTTGAAATGCGTAGGCATCGCCCGGCCGGTGCTCGGCTTCCTTCGCCAATGCACGCAATCCAGCGAGCGAGGGAAAGCCGTATTGCAAGCCGGGATTAACGCGGCCCCATACCTCCTCGTCTTTCCAATCCTCTTCGGGTTGGATTTCAAACAAGATTGGCAAGTATTCCGGGTTCTCGATCTTCCCGAGCGCCACGTCGCGGGCGTAGGCGTATTGCTCAGCGGCCAGGGTCTCGGTGCCCCGCCCGGCCGTAGTCGCAATTACTAGAAGCGTATCGTTGGATTTGGCTAGGCCCGACTTCAGCGCTTCCCACAATGCCCGGTCAGCGGGCCACGCATGGATTTCGTCAGCCAGGACGAAACTCGGGGTGGTGCCATGTTGCGCGCGGCCATCGGAAGAGACAGCCCGAAGGGTGCCTTGCGTGGTCTTATTGGTGATCTGCTTGGCGGAATTGAACGCTTCGCGAATGGACGTCACGGCCATTAGGCGACGGTCCTCGCGAATGATATTGGCGCTTTCCTTGAATGCAATTGACGCCTGCTCGCGATCCGATGCCGCGAAGATAACCTGACCGGCCGGGACCTTTTCCGGGCCGAGCAAGTGCAATAGCGCCAGCGCCGCGGCGAGCGAGGTTTTCCTATTCCCGCGCGGAAGCAACAGAAACACGGATTTGACAATGCGCGAGCCGTCCGCATTACGCGGCCCGTAAATGCGGCGAATGATCCGCTCTTGCCACGGCGCCAATTGGAACGCCCGGCCGGGTGCGGTGCTGTTGGGGTGCTTCAGGCGGCGCAAGAACTCCACCGCGCGTTCCCCGCAGCCAAGGGGGTCCGGGATCGGCGAGCCGTCCGTGATCCAGCTGGGGAAGGTGGAGCCGGTCACGGTCACACCGCCAGCGGGTCGGTATCGTCGTCGTCCTCGGGCGCGGCGGTGCCCAGGCGGCTGCGGCTGGTGGGGCTCAGCCCATACTCGGCGGCGAGCATCCGGGCGGCCATGGCGGCACGATGTTGAACGCCGAAGAGCTTGCCGTCGATCTGCCCGCCCGCGTCGGCGCGCGTGACCTCGATCTGCCGGACAAGTCCGCGCATCAGGCACAGGTCCTCGATGCCGCCCAGGTCGGCGCGGGTGATGATCTTGCGCGCGATCAGCTGCGGCATGATCCGCTTCCACTCGTCGCGGGCGAAGGCGTCGAGGTGCCTGGGCGGCGGCGGAGCCTTGGTCAGGGCGTCAGCATCAGGGGAGAGGGCGGGCTTGATGCCGCGCAGATGGACGCTCACGGCGCCACCGCCCGAAGCTCCAGGCCCTTCCGCCTGCCGATCTCCACCATGCTCACGATGTTAAAGGCGCGG